TGTTGTTGACTTACCAGACTGTCTAGGAAGTTTACAGATTGTAAAACGATTATCATGGAATGTTTGTACCATGTTTTTCTGAAAGTCATACATTTTAAATGGCACAAGACCTTCATCAAGAGATACAATTTTCATATGCTCTTGTATGAAGTGAATAGGGTCATCCATACATTTTTGATATTCTTGTATCTGTTCTTTTGTAAACTCTACAGGAACATTAGCTTTCTTTAGGAGCGGATTACCTAGATATTGATTGACATCGGTAGCCATTAGATTTTTTTATTGATGTACCTTATTGCAGCATATACTACAAGACCTAGTATAATATAAATTATACCATCAAACCAACTTATATCATTTAATAAGTCTGCTGTTATAAAAGATAAATCCATTATTTTTTCTCCTTATCTTTTTTTAGTAACTTCTGTAGTTCAGCAGTAGAACCTACATACAATGCATTTGTTACATTTTTTGGTGCATTGTTTGGAACTTCTTTTAATCGTTTCATGGAAGCTTGTAACTTACCAAGTTTTTCTGTTATGTCAGCAACTTGTGAAATTAAATTACCTGCTACTTCATAACTTCTAGGATGGTCGGATTGTTTGGCAACTTCTAGTATACCATCAATCGCATCTTGACCTCTTTCAATTAAATTATAAAAGTTCTCTCTCTGATATTTATAATCTGTATCAACATCATCAAGGGTATTATCTCTTTTAACTGTAAGAGTATTTGGTTTTTTTTCAACAAGCTCTGCAGTCGATTCTTCGACATCTAGAATTTCATCTAGAATGTCTTTTGTTTTGTTACTCATAACTATTTCACCTTTTTAGCTTTGACATTAACTTTTTTTAAACTGTCTATAGACTTATCAGTTAATATATCAGCAACTAAATCTTCATCTGTTCCTTTTAGTATAAATTTACCTATACCTTTTTTAATTATTTCTGGAGCACTTCTTCTTGTATTTTTATATGTTTTATAATATCTTTGAGCAACATCTAAAGCTTTACCTGTTTTATCGGTAATTTCTATGTCCTCAAATAATTCTTGAAATTTTTTCATTACTTATCTTCACCTGATTCTGCGTCAAAGTTTTTAGCATCTTGAAAGAAAGATGTTGTTTCATTGAATCCAAAATCATCATCAGCATCAGCAGATGTTGGATTTGGTGTAGCAGTATATCTTTGTTCTCTTTTCGGAGCAGCACTTGGCATGTCTGTATATTGGTCAACCTGTACAGTCTTAATAACTTTACTAGATGTAACAGGTCCATATAGATAGAACTTAGTAGTAAAATCTAAAGTGTAAATGATTGCTCTTCTTTCTGCATAATCACCACGATAATTATCTTCATAATTAATACTGTTTAATACAATAGGAATATCTCTTGCAATTCCCATTTGTTCCATATCTTTTATTGTTAAAGTATAGTCTGGTTGAAAGTAAGGTAATACTTGCTCTACAATTTGTAAAGCATCATCAGAATTTTTTGCCATTGCAAATAATTGTATATTTAAATTATAAGGAACAGGCATAAATTGTGTATCTAATTTACTAGAATCACTTGAACTAGATTTTACTTTTTTAAATTTTTGTACACGATTTAATTTTCTTGCAGGGTCATATGCCATGTCTTGTATTTCAAAACCTAGTCTTGGTAATGTCAATGCAACTTTACTATCTAGTCCAGCATCTTGGTCAAGTCTTGTTAACCATTTTTGTTTTGGCCCGTATGCCAAAGGTACCTTCATGGATTGTGTAACAACACCACTATTGTTTTTACGAACAATATGTATATCATTAAATAGAGTACCAAACCCTACTATAATACTTCTAACTGTTTCGTGATAAAATTGTCTATTTCCTAACATTACGCAAATACTCCTGCATCTCCAAATGGATTAGATTCAGAGAAGTCTAATACATTATCATCTAGTTTATCAAATAATTCATTCTGTGCAGTTTTATCTTGCACATAATCTCCTACTATATAGTCTTCTGTTAATAGGTATGAATCATCACCTGAATCAGCATCATTCTCTAATAGTATACTTGTACCTACAGATGTTTCATCATCTTCACCAATTATATTATCACCAGAAGTTTCTTCAAGTAGTAAACCAAAATTACTTCTAGCATGTTGTATATTTATTTCTTCGTTCTGAGCTGTTGATTGTTCTAATGTAAATTCAAAATCTCTTGTGTTTCTACTTTCAGAATCCTCTATACTATCAATAGTTGTAATACCTGTATCAAGAGTTTCAGATGAATATTCAAACTGTTTACAATTTAATTTATAAATTGGGTTATTATCTAATTGATGAAATGGTTCATCATGGTCTACAAAACTAACTTCAAATATTTTACCTAGTATGGGATGATAAACTAAATCACCCTCATATGGTCTGTCTGTACTTACTGCATCTGTTTCTGTAAGTAAATAAAAATCACTACCTGTTGTTACAGTTTCTAATACAGATGCATCTTCTGATTGGTCGATTGTACCAGATTCTAATAATATAGAACCACCTGTAGTATCTGTATCACTTTCTATTTGTATTTGTTTTGTTAAGTCTTGAAATCTTTCTTTGTGTACTACTAAGGTTAATTCGTTTCTGTTTTCTAATCCGAATTGTGTCATCAATTCTTTTTCACCTTCGTATCCACCTTCAGCATTTTCAACATACATTTCAATAGGAACTTGTGTAGTAAATTTACTAAGTGAATCTTCACCTAACACATTATCAATAGCAACAGTTGTTCTGTCTATGTAATAAACATCATGACCAAAAATTTGTATAGCTTCTTTTACTAAATCACTATACAGATTTTTTTCTGATGTAATAGCTGTACTATTGTTTGTATGGAAGGCCTTATTAACTGCCATAACCTTATCCTATCATGTAGTCTATAGGTGTTTCGAAAGATAATTGAATTTGTTCCTCTAGTCTTTGTATTTCTTCGATTGCTTGAGAATAAATTTGTTCACCATTCATTGTTACCCCACCTAAAGTTGCTACTCCGTTAAATTTAGAGAGGTTTGCTCCCCATTGTTTTTTAATTAATGCTGTTGCATATCTTTTTAAATAGATATCATCAAAGATATCTGTATATGTTGCTGGGTCTATTTTACGATAACATTCTATAATTAGATATTCATCTGCTGTCATTTGTTCCCAATCCATATCTAAGTATAATCTGTTTTGATGTTGATTGAAACGAATTGGTACTTCACCTACTAAGACATGAGATAATAAATCTAATTGTTGCATTGTCATCTGGTAATGTATAATAGATGTAGATGAAAAATCATACAAGTCATTTAATCTTAATTGATAACGAATATCAAACATATTTTGTTCTACTGCATTTGTAAAATCAAATATATTAGTTACTGAAACTACAGCAGATGGCATAGGAATAAAATTATTACCCTCTTCAAAACTACTAGTTATAGAAGTGTCTACTGTATCTGTACCTGTTGTTGTGGTATTAGCACGGGCTCTTGTAATATCTGCTTCAGTAATCTTATATTTTAGATACATCTTTTCAACACCATCATAATGGTATTGAGCAAAATATTGTAGTGCCTCATCTACTCTATCATCCACTTGGTCATCTGATACATTGATATCAATCACTCCAAATCCTAGAGCTCTTTTACAATATGATGCAAATGTTGATTTACTTGTTGGTATCGCCATACTAATTATCCTGTTTTTCTAGTATTTATAATAAAAATCAATTAGATTTTTCTTGTACAGGTTTATTTGTACAGTATTTGTACATCTTGATTATATATGGCCAGTATGTTAAGATAGATAAATATTATCAGTAACTTGATATTATATTTCCGATTAATAACCTAAGGAGGTTTGATATGTTAAAGAAATTGTTTATCAATGCTCGTTACTTCATAGCTCCACTATTAATACTAGCAACCTTGTTTGGTGTGTTAGCTGGTGGGCCGTGGGTTTGGACAGGCGTATTCTTATTAGGTGTAGGTATTATTATTGATACTTTACATACTAGACAAACTTATGGTGCTGGATTTGATGAAAATGGTGACACCAATGCAAATCCAACATTGATGAATGTAACAATGTATTTAATGTTACCTGTATTCATTGCATTACAATGTGTACTTGCCTATCAGATATACAATGGTATGGCAGGTGTTGAATTATTAGGTGCAGTTTTATCATCTGGTATATTTGCTGGTATAGGAATTATCTATGGACATGAACTTGCACACACTAAAGGATTTAGTTTTATTATTGCTCGTTGGATGATGGCACTATCTGGTTCTTCACATTTCTGTTATGCACATGTATACAATCACCACTTAGAGTTAGGTTGTGAAAACGACCCAGCAACAGCTCCAAGAGGTAGAAGTTTATATGCACACTTACCTAAATCATATTTTGGTCAAAGTAAATTTCTATACACAATGGAAAAACAAAGATTAAAAAGATTGGGTGTTCCATTCTTAACATGGCAGAATCGTTGGATTCGTGGTTATGCTATGTCATTACCAACAATCGCATTGTTCTGGTATGCAGGTGCATGGACAGGTATTGCATGTATGGGATTACTATGGTTAATCTCTAACTTCGAATTAGAAGCATTAAACTACTTAGAGCATTATGGTTTAATTAGAGAAACAGGTTCGCCAATTGACTACAGACATTCGTGGGATAACTCTACAATGTTTACAAGTTGGTTCTTCATAGAAATAGGAAGACAGGCTGACCATCACGATAGAGGTGAAACTCACTTCTGGGAATTAGATGAAGTGGGTGCTCCAAATTGTGGTAATGGATATTTCACATTATTTGCTTTAGCTTTGATTCCACCGCTTTTTCATAAGTACATGGAAAGACAATTAGCGAAATGGGATGAAAATGAAGCATCTGAGGGTGAATTAAAGATTGCTGGGGAAATGAACGCGATAGCGGGATATTCTCAAAATATCTAAGTCCTAGAGCGTGTTATTTTGACTGTTTTATTGGTTAAGTGATACAATCATATCAGAAAGATATAAAACTCGAAATATGAGATATTAGACACGCTAGAATTGATATAAGGGCCTTCGGGCCCTTTTTTGTAAGTGAAATGTATCTAAATGTATGGAAATGTACTAATCTGCAGCTTCTATTGAATTTCCAGCATCAACCCATTCTAAAATTGCTTGATAATGTCTATTCTCTGTGTTTAGTGGAACATAACATACCTCACCATCTATAGTAGCTATGATACTTACATTATCACTTCCAATAAAACCTTTTTGATATTTAGCTGCTGTTACTTTCATAATCTATCTCCTATAATTCAGCTTCTAATTTTAATGATGCAGTACCAGATTGAAAAACACTACATGGGTGTGTTGCCGTCATACCTGTTCCTGATACAGTTATATCTGCTTCAAAAACATTTGTATCAGTATATGTTGCACTAAATGCTGTACTGGTTGGTTGATGACTATTAGAATAAAACCAAGAAAAAGTTCCAGATTGTGTTGCAGTTGCTCCTGTTCTCATTTCTTGTACTAAACTAAAACTTGCTCTTGCCATGGTATTATTTGCATTAGCAGAACCAATTAATGGTGGTTGTGTATATATTTGCAAATATCTTTGACATCTAGCCAAACTTGTTGCAGCATCTTCAAATTTAAATGGTGGCATTGTTTCACTATCATAAGTTCCCATTTCGAATTGGATACCAGTTATTAATACTTCATTGTCTGTACTATCTCCTAATGCTAATGTAGTTCCTACAAATCTGTTTGCATCTGAACGACTACCCCATGCACTTGGTAGTGTTCCTGAGGTAAAATTACTTCCTGAATCAAATGCCCAAGAAACCATAATTGACCTTGCATTTGTATTAGCTAATGCACCTGATGTATCAGCAGGAAAATTACAAACATGTTTTTCCCATGTGTCTGCTTGTGATATTGTTGCTACTTTACCAACATGTCTATCATTTGTTCTATCCCATAACTCAACAACATAGTTTCCTGTTTTGTTAGATTTAATCCAATAGGCAATAGTAGATGTTTTAGCACTTGCTGTTCCTTTTCTCATCATTTGTAAATTTTGACCTTCTATTACTTGGGTTAAATACATGTTATCACCTGAACCAGGTGAACCGTCTGCTGTCGTGCAATCTATTTTTAAACTTTTACCAAATCCAAAACCTGGCGTATCAGTTGAAGATGAAAATGACCATGTACCTAGACTTGAAATATTAATAACAAATCTGTCTGCTGTAGTATAATTTTCTGAAGTTATTCCTGTTTGGTCTCCTCTTTGAGTTACATTCATATCACCATTAATTATAATAGGTGATGTGTAAGTATTATTAATACTACCTTTTGATTCATCATATCTTTGACTATTTAAAAATGCTCTAGTTATTGCCATGTTGTGATTACCTAATTGTTTCTTTTATTTATACATTATTTATAATACTTTTTATATTTAACATGGTCCTAACATCCAACCTACAAGTGATATTCTAGTTCCATTTAACACAGGTTTTACTCTATGTTCTAAAAAACTAGGAAATGTGACCATATCTCCTTTGTTTAAATCTAATGATATGTTTTCATCTGAATTCTTAA